AAAAATAGGAGATTTACAGGTAACTGGCGATAAAATTTTTAATACATTTTCTACAGGAACAATTTCTGCAAATAAATTAGCTTCAAATTCAGAAGGAGTTATTGTAAACGGTGGACTAGTTGCTTCAAGCGGTTTGACAAAAACTATTACAGCAGGACCAGTTTTACCAGGTACGGGATTACCTGTAATAATAAGTTTTAATAGAGGTTCTTCATCTGCACAAGTAGCTACAGGAAACCACGTTCATGGTCAAGGCGGGTATTCAAACGTGGGTGGTACAGGGGTTGCTGCTCACACTCACCCTGTATCTATTGCATCGAGTTTAGTTCAAGTAATTACTGGTGGTAGCCATACCGTATCTCTTGTTGTCCCTGTCCATGGGTCTCACCAACACTCCCAACCTGGGTTTACTGGAACTGCTACCTCTAATACCTCTACATTAAAACTAAAGAAAGAAATTTCAGACTACAAAGTTGAAGACGTAAAGAAAATACTAAATCTTAAATTAAAAAGATATAAATATAAAAATGAAGTAAGGAATTTACAAGATAGCATAAATCGTGAGTGGATGTACGGCTATATAGCTGAAGAGGTCCTTGCGACTGGCATTGAAGAGATTGTTGGGTATGATGAGAACAAGGAGCCAAATAGCCTTAACTACGGACTTCTCTCTACTTTAGTCTTAGAACTAGTTAAGGTACAGCAAAACGAGATAGACTTGATCAAAGAAAGGATTAAGAGACAAAGGAAAAAATATGATAAATTACGAGGCTAAATACGAAGTAGGTTCTAGACCTAATATTTCTAAAATTTTTACTGCAACCTCTGGTGAGCAGTTTTCTATGGCTATAAATTTTGAAAACACGGAAGACAAGGAAGCTGTTTCTGCAGAGTTGATTTATCAACATCTAAATAATTGCATTCAATATATTCAAGATAAGTCTGAAGATTTAAGAGTTATTCAACTTGACGAACCAGTTGGAGCTGAGCCTTGGCCAGCTGTCGGATGGTTTGAGCTTTTGTGGGCAAATAATGAGTTGTGCCTTTGGTGGAATTATATTTACTTCAAAGAAGAACAACCAAATGCAACTATGCATATAAGCGAGAGCGGTCATTCTCACGATGAAGACTCAGACCACACCCACGACCCTGAGACGGGGGAAGAGATTCCAAATGCATGAAGTTAAGGATGGCTCAAGAACACTCCAGTTTAATGGGCGCTTACTAGGAGAATCATCCTCTTGGCGCCGTGGCTCGACACGCTGGATTGAGTTTAAGCTTTACAAAACCGAAAATGGGTCGTATATTCTTTCTAGAGTAGGTGTATCTATTGTTTTCCATTCTGCAATATGCCCTCTAGTTAAAAGATACGGTTTAAAGGAAGGTTCTGTAGATGAGCTTAAAAACGATGCACTTCCATGCGAGGAATGTAATCCTACCTACCATATGCCTATTATTTTCCCTGAAACAGATAGAAACTGGGCTCAGGTAAGCGATGACCCAGAACCAGTGTTAGATGCGCTTTACAAATATGATGCTGGTGGTGCAAGATACCTTACTAACGTAGCACAACGGCTTCTTGAGAGAGCAGCCCTAAATGATGAAAAGATAGATTCTATCTATAGAATCGAGATGATTCCTTAAGAAGTTAGGAAAGAATGAGCGACAACGAAGTGACAAACGGACTAGGCGATGTAAAACTGCACCTTGTAGATTCTGTTGAAAAGGCGCAGCAATTTATTTCATGGCTTGGCGAAAGACGACCACATAACGCAATTGCAATTGACACCGAAACTGGTGAGTTGCCTGGTGGTAGAAGAGAAGATGCTCTCTCCCCTTGGCACGGAAAACTAAGACTTGTTCAAGTTGGAGATGGCTTAACTGGCTGGTCTTTACCTTGGGATGAATGGTCTGGTGTTTTTTATGAGGCAATGGATAAGTTTGATGGACCTGTTGTCTGTCATAACATTGCATTTGAAGCACGTTGGTTTGATATTCAATCTCGATGGAAGATGCCGTGGGAACGTGCTCATGACACAATGATCATGGCTGACATTATTAATCCGCTTGGCTCTGGAGCTCTAAAACCTTTGTCTGCTCTCTATGTTGACTCCAAAGCAGTTGCTATGCAAGAAAGTCTTGATCAAGGTCTTATTGAGAATGGTTGGACTTGGGGAACTGTTCCAACTAACTATGAGCCTTACTGGGTTTACGGTGCTCTAGATACAGTTCTTACAATGCGTCTTTGGGAACAGTTCTACCAAAAATGTGGCCCACAAGGTCCCTACAACCGTGCTTACGAACTAGAAATGGCAACACGCAAGATTGTTACCCGTATGGAACTTAATGGTGCTCGTGTTGATCTTGACTACTCAAAAAAGAAGTTTGAAGAGCTGATTCAATACTCTGACTCTGTAAAAGACTGGGCTTCCAAAACCTATGGTGGAGTAAGCATTACAAGCAATGTCCAGCTAGTTCGTCTTTTAGAGAACTTAGGTGCAGAGATTACAGAAACAACTCCATCTGGGGCAAAGTCTGCTAGCAAAGACCAGCTAAAGCTTTTGATGATTAATGGAAACAGCGATGTTAAAAACCTTGCAGAAAATGTACTAAAGCAAAGAAAAGCTGACAAACTTGCTAATACTTACTTCTCTAACTTTATGCAAAAGTCTGTTAACGGAATAGTTCACCCCTCTGTTAAAACTCTTGGCGCTCGCACATCTCGTATGTCTATTACCGACCCAGCTTTGCAGACTTTGCCAAAGGGCGATGACACTGTTCGTACAGCTTTTATTCCTAGAGAAGAAGGCAATGTAATTATTACTTCTGACTTGGATCAGGTTGAGTTCCGTATGTTTGCATCTTTATCTGAAGATGAAAACCTTATCTCGCTATTCCACAAAGCAGATGCAACTGGCTCAGATCCTTTTACCGAGATTGGTCGTCAAGTTTATCAAGAACCAGATATGCAAAAATCAGATAAGCGTCGTAACCTCATCAAGGGCGTTGTCTACGGACGACTATACGGAGCAGGTGTTGCAAAGCAAGCTTTGACTGCTGGAGTTCCAGAAGCACAGCGTATTCCTTGTGATGAAGATAGAACATACACGCTTGTTAATTATCTTATTCAAGGTGGAGCAGCTGAGATTTTTAAATCTAATCTTGTAAAGCTTGACCAAGCAGATTTAACTGACTACCTTATCGTTCCAGTACACGACGAAATTGTTCTTGAAGCTCCACGCAAAGATGCTGAAGAGATTAAACAACTAGTTCGTCAATGTATGACAACTACCGAAGGTTGGGCAGTACCGTTAACTGCAGATGTTGACGGTCCTCTAGAGAACTGGGGTCAAAAGTACCGATGAAGTATGTTTTATCAATAGATCCAGGCAAAGCAAGCGGTGTTGCTTTTCTTTCTTGGGACGGAACAGAAAATGGTCCAAATCTTATTATTGCTAAAGAAGTACAACCAGAAGATTTTGCTGTTGCTGTTGAAACAATATTAAATTCTTACAAAGGCACGGACTCTCTTACTGTGGTTTGTGAAAGATTTACTATCAATGCTCAGACGGTTCGTAACTCTCAAGCTCCATACAGCCTTGAGCAGATAGGGGTCCTTAAGCACCTTTGCCGTACCAATATGTACGACCCTGAAAAGATTGTTTTTCAGTTCTTTCAGTCCCCAGCAGATGCTAAGGCAATGTTCCCAAACGAGGCTCTAAAGAAGGTAGGGGCTTGGCATGTAGGGGGCGAAGGGCACGCAAATGATGCAATACGACACGCCCTACTAAGGCTGGTTAAAACAGGCTGGAAGCCAAGAGTTCTGCTAGACTAATATGCGGTAAGATAAAAGTCTTCAAAATATTTTTACAACCGCATATGACATAATGACAGGGAAAAGAGGATAAGTTGTCTGTAATAGCCGAAGTAGATGCTGATAAAAAGCATATCCTTCTAACCACTGACTGGCGGTTTAAAGAGCTCTGTAAGAGCCTTCCAGGAGCCTCCTGGAGCCCCAAGGAGCAGGTTTGGAGAGCTCCCCTTAGTTGGACAACCTGTCTTGCTTTACGCTCTACATTCCGTGATGGATTGACTATTGGACCTAATTTAACTGAGTGGGCAACAAACGAACTAAACACTCGTATTAGCCCATCAAATGCCCTCAGAGAGCTTGAGAGCGCCGATGGAGATGAGGATCTATTCCCTCATCAAAGGGCTGGGGTTCAGTTCCTTAAAACGGCTCGTAGGGCTTTACTTGCAGATGAACCGGGCTTAGGCAAGACCGCTCAGGCCATTCGTGCTCTTAAGGCAATTCAAGATTCTGGAGAAGAAGTATTTCCAGCACTAATTGTTTGCCCTAACACTCTAAAAAAGAACTGGGCTCGTGAATTTAATAAGTGGTGGCCGAGCGTTAAGACTCAAGTTATCAAGGGAAGCGCTACTCAACGCAAAAAGCAATTTGAGTCTGGTGCTGATGTTTATATTATTAATTGGGAATCACTACGTTCTCACTCAAGACTTTCTGGTTACGGCTCTATCGCCCTAGTCCATTGCAAGCCTTGCGGTGGCTTAAGTGAGTCTGTAACAGAGACTCGTTGCGAGGTTCACCCAAGAGAGTTAAACAAGATTGATTTTAAGGCTGTAGTTGCTGATGAGATTCACCGCTCTAAAGACCCAAAATCAAAACAAAGTCGTGCTCTTTGGTCAGCAACTGGAGATGCCCCAATTCGTTTTGCTCTTACTGGAACACCTATTGCAAATAATGTAGTTGATCTTTGGTCAATTCTTCATTGGCTATCACCTCAAGATTGGCCATCAAAAACAAAGTGGATTGATCGCATGATTGATGTGATGCTGAATGCTTTTGGTGGAATGATGGTTATTGGCGTAAAGCCAACCATGCAAGATGAGTTTTATAAATCTGTAAACCCAGTTATGCGCCGTATGCTTAAGAAAGTTGTACTTCCTTGGCTTCCACCAGTTTTAAATGAGCGTAGAGACGTAGAGATGTCACCTAAGCAAAAGAAGGCTTATGAGCAAATGCGTGACACAATGATTGCTGAGCTTGAATCTGGAGATGCTCTTACAGCTCCAAGTATTTTGACTCAGACAACACGACTACTTCAGTTTGCAAGTTCTTATGCAGATATGACTGTAGATGAGTCTACTGGTGAGATGAAGGCTGTTTTGTCAGAGCCGTCCTGTAAAGTCGATGCTCTTATGGATGATATTAGTAGTGGAGATTTTGGTGACGACTCTGTTGCCGTCTGTGCAGTCTCAAGACAGCTTATCGAGCTTTTGAGTGCTGCAATGACTAAAGCAAAGATTCCTCATGGACTGATTACTGGTGCTCAGAATGAAGACGAGCGTCAGAAGGCAGTAGATGATTTTCAAGAAGGTCGGATTAAATGGATTTTGTTTACAGCACAGGCTGGTGGGGTGGGTATTACCTTGACTACTGCTCGCCGCTTAGTTATGCTTCAGAGACCGTGGTCACTAGTTGATCACAAGCAAGCTCTAGACCGTGTACATCGTATTGGTAGCGAAATACATGACTCTATTTTGATTATGGATTATGTAACAGAGGGAACAATTGAAGAAAGAGTTCTTCAAGTATTGGAAACAAAGTCAGACAACTTCGAACAGATTGTTCGAGATAAAGATCAACTGATGAAGTTGCTCAAAGATGATAAGGCAGGGTTGCTATGAGCGGTGTTATAAGACTATCTAACTCAGAACTACAAACATTTAAAGATTGTCGACGCAAGTGGTGGCTTACCTACTATCGTCGTTTGCAACCAAAATATAAAGATATGACTGGAGCTCTTGCTTTTGGTAGCCGTATTCACGCAGCTCTTGATGCTCACTATGCTCAAGGTCTTCCACTTATTCAAGCACACGCAGATTTAGTAGAAACAGATCGTCAACTACTTCTTGCTGATTTTCAAGATACATACCAACTTGAGCAGGAAGCGGAGATGGGTCGCATTATGCTTGAAGGGTATGAGCAGTGGGTAGAAGAAAACGGAATTGATGCTGAACTAGAAGTTATCTCTACTGAAGAGCAGATTGTTGCACCTTTGTTTAATGGAGAAGTAGAGCTTCAAGGAAAGCTTGATATGCGTGTTCGTCGTAAGGCTGACGGAGTTCGTATGTTCCGTGACTTCAAGACCGTTGGAGGATCACTTAGCGACTTTGCAAACCTTGCTCCTATGAACGAGCAGGTTTTAACCTACATGCTTCTTGAGTCTACAAAAGCAGATGAAGCTGAGCGCTCTGAAGGTGGCATCTTTACAATGCTAAAGAAGGTAAAGCGCACAGCAAACGCTCGACCACCTTTCTACGATCAAATTGAAGTTCGACATAATATTTTTACAATGCGTTCTTTTTGGAACCGCATTCACGGAACTATTGCAGATCTTATGAATGTAAGAAAAGCTCTTGATACAGGAGCCGAACCAGCATACGTTGCATATCCACGACCAACTCGTGACTGCAAATGGAAATGCCAATTTTTCGCTATATGCCCAATGTTCGATGACGGAAGCGCCGCTGAACAAGCACTTAGCGATTCATATGAGGTCGCAGACCCATATGCGTACTACGAATCAACCGACAAAAAAGGAAGCGAGTGACGATGAGCGAAATTCAACGCTCTCTTACTGTAATGGTGTACGGAGAGAGCAAGGTTGGTAAATCAAGTCTTGCTGTCACCGCACCTTACCCACGACTCATGCTTGACGTAGAAGGCGGTCACAGGTTTTTGCCTATCGTCGTTAAGTATTGGGATCCACTGCGTGAGGAACCACCTCTAGCAGATGGAACATGGGACACTGTTGTGGTCACAGTTCGTGATTACGACACTGTTCTAAAAACATACCAATGGCTTCAACTTGGAAAGCATCATTTTAAGAGTCTTATTATCGACTCTGTATCTGAGCTTCAAGTGAAGTGCTTGGAGAACATTGCTGGTGTTAATCAAATGACACAGCAGCAATGGGGAGAGTTGTTACGCCACATGGGAGGTCTTTTGCGAGATCTTCGTGACTTAACAATGCATCCAACCAATCCGTTAGAAGCCGTAGTTTTAACTGCAATGGCTCGTCTTGATAAGGATGGTCGTTATCGTCCATACCTACAAGGTCAGCTTGCAATTCAAGCTCCGTACTTCTACGACATTCTGGGAGCAATCACCGTTGAAGAACGAATGAACCCAGATCCAACTCAACTTCCATTCAAAGTTCGTCGTATGTATGTTGAGCGCACTAATCAATACGAAGCTGGCGAGCGTGTCCAAGGACGCCTCGGCAAAATCGTAGAACAACAAGACATGTCAATTGAGCGAATGCTCGACATTGTTTTTGGACCAAAACAAGCAGCGGCAGCTGAAACTACAACACAGAAAGAAGGCACTCAGTGAGTTCACGCAATTGGGCAGACCTCATTAAAGATGCTGGAGACGCGGGCAGTTATGAACCGCTACCAGACGGCGACTACGATCTCGTAGTTGTTGAAGCCACTGCGACAACATCGCAATCTGGCAAAACCATGTTCAAAGTAAAGGCGCAGGTTGAGGGCGGAGCCCACAATAAGCGTCTTGTATGGGACAACCTAGTTGTCTCA